TGCAGTAGCAGCATTACCACTAATACTAATACCCCAAGTACCAGAAGCGTTACCACCAGTTCGAGTAGGAACATTCAGTGATGAACGCATCCCAGATGCATTATTCTTACGAATGTAATTATCAGTAGATGAGTAGAAAATACTGTCACTATTTCTAGTTGAAGTATTGTGACTCATATTCATATATGCACCGAATACGTAGTTTCCAGTGATGTGTCCACTACTATCTCTTCTGACAATAGTGTTAGCGGTCGCTGAAGTGCTTTGTGAGTAACCATCCAACTGACCAGCGTTAGATGCATTGGATGCTGTTGATGCGTTACCATTCAACGTAGCTGTAATAGTATTGGATGAAGGGTTATATGTTAATCCAGTATCACTATTCAATCTCTGGTTACCAGTTGTACCACCAACAAAAGTAATGTAATGAGTGGAATTTGTAGAGTTATCTGCATCAACTCTACAATTAGTGGCATTTGATGCAGTACCACTCAGTGTAGCTGTAATAGTTCCAGCTGAGAAGTTACCTGAGCCATCACGAGCAACAACCTTAGATGCTGTGTTTGCTGATGTGGCATCAACTGCCCATGTTCTGGCCGTAGAACCATTATAGTTGGAACCAGTCAGATAACTACCTCTAGTGAGTGTAGCCAGGTTAGAACCAAGAGATACACCAGAGATGGTGGAGTTATCCAGTGCTGAGTTGGGAATGCTGGTCAGTGATGCACCACTACCACTGAATGAACCAGAGAAATTAGTACAGGAGAGTGTATTTGTGGAAGCAGTAAATGTCAGATCACCATCTGTGGAAGATGATGTCATTGTTCCTGAAGTTAGGTTAGTTAGTACGACTCTTTCAGTTCCAGATGCTGCACTTAGTGTAGAACCAGTATTAGTCAGGTTTGCACCATTCCCAGAAAAGTTAGTACAACTTAGTGTGTTTGTAGAGGCATTGAACGTCAGATCACCATCAGTAGTTGATGATGTCATTGTTCCACTAGTCAGAGAAGTCAGAACAACTCTTTGACTTCCAGATGCTGCAGTCAGAGTTGAACCAGTGTTGGTTAGGTTTGCACCATCACCAGAGAAATTAGTACAGGAGAGTGTGTCTGTGGTTGGGTTATATGTTAGTGTGGATGTAGTACCACTGGAAACCATTCTACTACCAGTGGCGATACCTGTAGTTACCAATCTCTGTGTTGCATCAATAGATCCCAGAGATGCACCAGTGTTGGTTAGGTTTGCACCATTACCATAAAACTCGGTGGCGGTGATACGACCTGTTGGGTTGTTGATAACAACAGAACCAAAAGTACCAACACCAGGATTACTAGCTAATACATTTTCACAAACAATTGTTTTACCAGAGAAGTTACCAGAGGTATCAATACCACTCAGGTTAGAACCATCACCAAAGAAAGATCCACCATAAAAGTTAGTAGCCTTAATAGAAGTAACATTGGTAACAATACCAAGAGTAGAAATACCAGTAACAACTAGAGTATCAGCGTTGATGTTATCTGTTTTTGCCAAACCAGTAACAGTTACTGTTCCGGTACCACCACTGATACTGATATTTTCACCAGCAACAAGAGTAGTAACAATACCAGAAAGAGAACTACCATCACCAGTGTAGTTGTTAGCACCAACGGTACCAGAAGCAGTGATACCCCCAGTGATATTAATTCCTCTACCAGTTAAAGACTCAACATCAATGTTATTAACATCAATACCAGTTGATGACATTGTGACTGCACCACCAACTGTAGCAACACCAGTTACATTTGCATTAGTAGCTGAAAGTAAGTTGGTTGTAACTAAACTAACTGTGGTAAAACCAGCTTCGATTCTAACATCAGCAATCGTTGTAACACCAGTTACATTCATATGAACTGATGATGTTAGACCAGTTACATGAAGAATTGGTGTTGTAGTAATACCACCTACACTGAGGTGTGAAGAAACACCTACATCACCAATTATTTCTAAGTTGTAATCTGGAACTGTTGTGTTTATACCAACTCTCTCTGTCCCAGTATCAACGTATAATGCACTATTACCAACACCAACACCAAACTTTCCTTCTACTGTACCGATACCACCAATCCTAGTATCATCTACAACATTAAAATTACCATTTACATCTAATTTTCTAGTTGGTATTGTGGTTCCGATGCCTACATTATTAGATGGAACATCTGAAAATAGTAAGTCTGTTGAAACCTCAATACCATTCTTGACAACAAAATTCTTTGCTACGCCCATTGGTTCTCCCGCGGTTCACTATCCCCGCTTGTAGTGGTATCTTTATTTAGTCTATGGAGAACACAATACTAGAAATAACATCAGAATTACCACCAGAGGATGTGTTGACAACAATTACTTCCTCATCAACATAACCACTACCACCGCCACCACCAGCACCAGCAACACCACCTTGACCACCAGTGGCACCATTTCCACCATTACCACTCTTGGTATCTGATGCTCTACCTGCTGTGTCAGTTACTGTATAACCAGCCTTGAAACCTCTGTTCAGCAAAGGTGACTGAGAATATGTAACTCCATTTTGGTCAACAAACTGAATTTGTGTATCACCTATATCCTCACAGGGTGAGAATCCACTGTTGATATAATGAAGACCCTTGGAACATGATATTGTTCTACCAGGGTTGGGGACTGAACTAATACTATCTTCTGAATAGAGTGTTATGTTAGAACCAGAGAGAATAGAACCATAGACTCCATTTGTGGTAAGTGTTCCAGAAACTGGTCTCTCACCCCCAACACCAGGGTTGATTCCACCACCTGTTCTACCATCGACATTTGCTCCACCTCCATCACCACCGACACCAGATTGACCAGCATTACCACCTTGTCCCACAACAGCAATCAATCTTGATTTCTCATAGATGAATATAGATGAATTGTCTGATATACCAAGAATGGTGTATTCAAAATCTTTCTTAATGTTAATCTTGATTTTCGATGTTCCACCTTCACCACCAACATTTCCACCAACGGATAAACCAGCACTAGATTTAATATCCATTGTCAGAATAAAATCAGTTTCTTTTGAGTGAAACTGAATAACTTTATACTGACTACCAAAGGTTGAACTGTTGAGTGTGAAACTATTGGTTTTGTTGAAGTTAATTGTTTTTGTTTGAATCCAATTCTCAACTGTATCGATCGCTTCAAACGAAACAATAGGTTGTTTGGATAGTACCTGATAACTTACAATATTAGAGAGGAGAGGTGAATTAGTCGCTTGTGCTGTTAGGTTGCAATTGACAATTGCACCAACATTATCAGTGTCTGTGAACAATCTTAAGTTTGGTGTGAATGCACCACTGACTTGAATTGATGGATTGAGTGGTGTAGAAATATCAATCAGTTCAAAAATAGCTTTACCATCCTCACCATAATTAGATGACAGAACAGAAGTTTTCATATCCAAAATAAGTCCAGAATCAATATAACTTGACCCTCCACCACCAGAACCAGGCCCTACTCGGCCGCCACCGCCACCACCATAATATCCACCGCCACCACCGGCACCGGTATTGAAACCATCTCCACCTTTTAGAGCCGAACCATCTCCACCTTGTCCTCCACCAGTACCACCAGAAGAACTGGTAGCACCTCTACCAAACTCAGATGAACTATCACTAATCAATCCATCTGCACCACTTGCTCCATTTGTGGTTTGGATAAATCCACCGTCACCACCAACACCAGGATCTGAAGATGAACCACCACCACCTCCAGCAATAATGATAGCAGAACTATGTGATACAGAATTTTCAAATAATCCTGTATATCCACCACCACCAGCTGCTTTATTTTGTTTGTTTTCATCTGCTACACTACTACCACCACCAGGGAAACCACCCTCACCATTCTCATCTTCACCAACCTTCATTCCAAAAACGTTCAAAGTAAATGAACGAATGAAACTGTTAGCCGTTCTTCCGTTGTTGGGATTTGTTTTACAGAACCAAACATCAAATCCATCAACGGTTTTATTCTTGATTGTGTCTACAGTAAACAAACCAGGTCCACCACCAGCCGATATTGATGACAAGTTTACAATTTTGATTTGATAACTTGTATCTTGGAATGGTGTGTTAAATTTAATCTTATAGTATCTGGCATTTATATCTCCATTACAAGGAAGTCTTATACCAGATGGAGTTGTAGGATCATTTTGATTTGGATTCATCACAGTAACTGTGATATTATTACTTTCATCAAGAGATATAGTTTGATCCGTTCTACTATTAAATACGTGTTCTACTTCAGACTTATATCTCTTGACACCACCTTCCCCTGCAGATCCTACTTGTAGATAATATGTTTTATCTTTCAAGAAGGTCATGTTTCCAGAAATAGATCCACCCGAAGAACCACGAACTTTTCTATATCCAGATTGTCCTCCTCCACCACCCTGAAGAACTACTTTTGTTGTGATATCGGCATTACTATTGATGACATATGTTTTTCCAGGGATAAAACCACTATAAGAGTTAATTTCTGACCAATCAATGGTAAATTCCGAACCACTTACACCATCCTCTTTGACAGTGAAGAATCCTGTAGAATTGCCAACTATACCATATCTTTGAACTTCTTCTGGAGTATTGATCACTCCATCAACAAGATCTTCTCCTCCCATTTGCCATCTATAGGAGATTGTTCTTGTATCTGGTGTTATTCTTGCTGCAACATCGAATGCGGCAGTTAATCCTGAGCCACCAGTAAAATCTTCTGGTTGAGTGGTGATCTCAAGTAAACCAGTAGCATCAATTATAACAGTATTTGACCTCAATGGAGAGTTTATAACTATTCCTTCTTTAGGAGCAGATTGATAATCGATTTCAACGTATACTTCTTTACCATTAAAAGAAGGATCGATATTTGTTAATGTTAGTGTGGATGTCCCTCCAACATTGACAATACTGGCATTAGAGCTAGGGGATTCTGAAACATCTTTTATCTGTGTACCACCTAAGTACCAGTTGAATAGGTAATTACCATCTGCATTACCACCACCCTGAACATACTCGGCAACAGTAGAAACTTCAAAAGTAACAAAGTTACTAGAGTTTGGTGTTGCATTACTTGGTTGGTCAACGATCTTCAGTAAAGGTCCATTCAACTTAATTTTAGTTGGAATGGACCTAAAGAAACTAAAGTTTACGGGACTCATTTTATCTTATCTCCTTATAAGACTATTTATTTTCAAGTTCTTCAACTCTCTTAGAAAGTTGTTTCACACACTCAATAAGAAGACCAGTCAAACCATTGTAGTTAACATTTTTTCTTTCATTATATTCATGAACCAATTGTGGTAAAACTGACTCAACATTTTGTGCTATGACTCCCAGTGATTCTTCCCCAGTATCATTCCAAGTAAACGAAACACCCTCGATTTGATTAAGAATTTCAAGTGCGTTCTCAATTGTGGTTATATTAGACTTCAGTTTAGAATCAGAAGCAGCTTCGACATTGACACCCGTGATATTTTGTGAAGCCGTCAGGTTTCTACAAGTGATGTCTTCACCAAATGTTGCATCTTTGATGACATTAAGATTCTCAGTAACAGTAACTGTCTTAGTGATAACATCATATGATAGACCGTCATCTGGTGTGGCATCAGTTCCAGTATTACCAAAGTTCTGACCAGAAACAACACCATAAAGTGTTGTACCACCATCAAAGGTTACAAACGAATAAACATCAACAGCACCTGCTGCAGGTGTAACAGTGGGAAGAACATTACCATTCCAGAAAACAGGAATACTAGTTCCATCATTTTGTCTGAAGTCAAGAATGTCTACAGTTCTTGGAGTAGAACCTTGAGTAATCTTGATTGTAAATGTTGTAGTGGAACCTGTGGGAACATTTGTAAGAGTAAATCTATTTACGTCCTCGGTTGTGACGTGTTCAAATGTCTGAGCCGCAGAGAGGTCAAGAACAACAACATTTGCAGAAGAACTAACTGATGTTGATACTTCGAAATATGTCTTAAATCTAGCAGAACCATCAACATCCAAACTAGCTCTAGCGTCTTCTCTACCAATGGCAACACCACCACCAGTCTTAATACTGATTACATTGTTACCAACTTCTATATCATTTGCTATTAAAGTATTGGTATTAATATCACCAGAAGATGGATCATTAAGATTAAAGTCAGTGGAGGTTAATAGACCAGTGATATTTACAGATGATGTGAATACACTTGGACCATCAAATCTTGAATTGTTAGATACTAATAAGTCATTAGTTCCTGCACTGGGTGTTCCAACCTGGAGTTCAAAATCTGAAGTTGGTTGAGTTTGACCAATACCAACCTTTTTACCTTCAATTGGATAAATTCCAATGTTATCATCAGAGATTTTCCAGTTAGTAGTTGAATTGATATTAGTTAGACCAGAACCATCACCAACAAACTTACCAACAATATTACCAAGATCTGGATTAACTCTCAGACCAGCACCGTTGGCCGTAGTACCAAGACCAACTCTACCATCTTCTTGACGGTGGAAGATAGAGGAACCAGAACCGACCTGGAAGATAGCTTTTACACCTGAGGATTCAAGGTTATTGGTTGAAACTCCCAGTCTGTCAAAGAACATCAAGTTCTCATCATCACTAGCACTGATTGCACCCCAGGTATACCAACCATTCTCAATGGTATAACACCATCCAATAGTTCCACCAGCTTCAGGGTTAGCGTTGTATACAATATCACCAGGGTTACCCGCTAGTGATGGTTTTGCAATGCCAACTGTATACTTTCTAGAGATGTTGGTGTTACCCTGAAGGAAGAGGCTGTCAGCTTCAATACCATCATCAGATGTAGAGGTGATCTTCTGAGTGAATAGAACTGGTCCATTGAACTCAGAGATGATGTCAGAGTTGGGACCACCCTCAACAATCAGGTCTCTGGATACTGTAACCTCATCAGAATCAGTCTTACTAAACTGTTCCTCAACGTTAACAGATGAAGGATCCTGACCAGTAATAGTGGGAAGAGGAGTGTCAAAGATTGTCTCTCTACCAGTAGAAGATGAGATCTTCTTGTTACCAATGTAGTAGTCACCAACATCATTCATACCAACATAGACGTTCTGACCACCATTAGCTCTGAGTGATTGTGACAGAAGTTGTTCATTCTGTGTTGGAGCTTCGTCCTGTCTTTCAGGACGTGCTGTTGAATAGTTACCAGGACCGTAACCAATATATTCAAATGTATGACCAGATGCCTTGATGATAGATGGTTTTCTCAGTTCTACAGCAGGAACAACAATTCTTCTGATAATTGCACCTTCTTCATGTGTAGATGACTGAGTACCAAAAAGACCCCTGAATACTGAAACAGGATTACCTGTGACAGTAGTTTTGATTCTCATAATCTCATCATCAATTCTCAGATAATCACCAATCTTGAAGTCAGTGTTCTGAATATTCTGAATTTCTACTTCATCTGTGGTAGAGTTGATGATTGCTGTATTCAGTGATGTAGTAATGCCAGCGTAGATATTCAGTGATCTACCACCAAATCTTTCATCATAAGAACCAACTGCACCATTTTGTGGGTTGAGACCAGACTGATACACTTTCATTGTACCAGAGGGAGTCAATGCTACCGTATTGATACCAACGTTGACAACGAATGTAGAAAGTCCAACATTCTGAGTAATAGCAAACAAGTCATTGAATTTTGTTTCTGAGGAACCAGAAATTCTAATAGAGTTACCTACTCTATAACCATGTGACTCTGTTGTAGTGACAGTTGCTAGACCAACATCATTGTTGTAAACAATACTAGAGACATTCAGAACTCTACCACTTGTGTATGCGGATGCACTAGAAGTGAGTTCCGAACCAATACCAATGGTTGTAAAATCACTGATTGACTCTGCAGAAGTAACATTAATACTGTTGATTGATGAGATACCAGTAATCGTATAGACAGTGTTGTATGGTTGATATGATGCGGAAGACACACCAGTAACAGTTACTGAATCACCAATATTGTCATAAACACTAGTAACTGTAACGGTACCAGTTGTGATACCAGTTGTAACTGCAATACCAGTAACACTTAGAGTATCTCCAACCTGATATCCAGTACCACCAGACATGATTTCAACATCTGTCAACTGACCCTGAACATTAACTGTTACTCTTGCGGTTGCGTTGAAACCTGTAGAAGAACCAATCAAAGATGCGTTGTAGAGATATTCTGTGGCACCTGTACTATTACCATATCCGACACCACTACTAGCAATACTAACACTAGTAATTCTCTTCAAACCATGATCAAAACCGGTGTGAATAACGTGGTTGTCACTACTTGTTGAAATGATGTCCGTAATAGCAACACCAACACCAGTGTCTGCGAAGAGTTTTTGAATAGATTCTTTCGTAACAGAGTTTTTAAGATCATCAACAACAACTTCACCCAGAGGATTTGGAAGTGCATATGATGTAGATGATTTTAAATCTGAAATTGGATTATCTCTATCAAACTGAGGATACATATCCACAACAGGTTGTGAGAATGCAAACTTATCAGAGTCATTAAATGGTGTAACCTGAGGAACATTGTCTGCAGCTAGACCAGTCAGATAATAAACACCATCCTGTTCACCGGCAACATATTCAGAAACCTGATTAACATCATAGATGTAGAAGTTAACATTACCAGTGAGTTTTTGGAATGTTGGAAGAGTTGTAATTCTGTTTGAAGTGTCGTTAGTAAACAGTCCAGGATTATAAGTGGTACCAGCTACTTCAAACTGGTTTGCACTTGTGATACCAGTAACAGTGAACTCACCATTGTAAGCAGAACCAGCAACACCAGTTGTATTGTTTGTACTGATTACATTGTTAATCTTGACTTTAGCTCCAACTGAAAGATTGTGAGGAAGTTCAGTAGTATAAGAAGCAGTTCCATTGTTCCAACCAGTCTTACGAATGAAACTGAAGTTTCTCATATCACTCTCATTATTCAGAGTGACTGAACCTGGGTTGTAAGCATATTCTACTTCTGTATCTGTAGCTCCAGTGACATTGTTTGACAAACTAATAACGAATGTCTCTCTTGGAGGTCTAGCAGAAGTAATACCACTACCAGCAGGGATAACATATCTCAGTCTGTAGATAGTGTCATCCAAACCTCTAGATGCTGGTGTTCTAGTAATGAACGTTCTAGGTGTAGCTTCACCCAGTCCAGAAACCCCAAGATCTGTGATGGTATTGTAAATTGTGTTCTCTGTACTATCAGTAGCTACATTGACATACCACTGACCAACAGTCTCATCAAACTGAACAGGGTGACCAATATCACCACAAACTTTATCACTAACTCTTGATTCAACTGTAAGGTTTCCACCAAGGTTGTTAATGGTAACAGGAACAGCGTTTATAGAATCGTTAGGAGTTGCAGCAATTTGAATCTGATTAGGATCAACTCCAGAGGTGATAGCAAAGTAAATCTGGTTAGATGTCAGACCATCAGGAAGTCTAGCGTTGTCACTAATAATTCTAATCGACTCACCATTCAGGAACTGGTGATTCTCTTTGAAGGTGAGAGTGTTGGAAGTAATACTGTTACCAGTTCCAACATTTCTACCAACCTCAGTAACTTTGACTGATGTTACTTCGTTTGTACCATATGCCGTGTTTGGCATGATGATACGAGAGAAGTATAGAGTTGGTGTTCCAGATCTGGCGATATTGACTAAGAGTCGATCATCACTCTTTGCACCAATTCTGTATCCCTGGATAACAGTAGGAGGAACACTATCTTGGTTTGTCTCTTGATAGAGATACAATCTACTGGTGTTAGCAACTCCAATAGTTTGTGTTACGTCGATCGAACCATACTCAATGTTTAGTGATGATGGATCAACAACCACCGGAGGAATAATGTTCGTAATAGAACCAACATCATCCTTCTGGAATGCCTCATTTCTGAAACCTGAAGCGGACAATGCAGTCTGACCATAGTTAGAGTTAGAAGCACTGACTGAAAACTCACCACCACTTTCTGCTACTAACTGACGAGAATAACCAACAGAGAAGTTAGACGTTACCTGACAGAATGCTCTGTTAGAAGCTTTGATGTGATAGTTGTAATATTCTGGTTTATATTTGGCATTTGCATCTGCATGAATATTGTCAACAGAGGTAGAGTCATCGAAGGTACCACTGGAAGAGTTGAACTTAACAAATGCGTTGTCATCTTTTTGAAGTCCAATACCAGTGAACTCATTGAACGACATGGACTTGAATCCTTCTACCTTAGATCCATCAGCATGTGCACCACACATACCATAAACAGATCTTAGAGTGACAGATTCTATAAAAGGTTCAGATCCAGTTATGGTATCAATATCAAGAGTTACGGTAGATCCTGATACTGGAGGAAGACCATTGGTGGGTGTAACAGGAACCTCATAAGTAAACTGTGTTGTTGCACCATTAGCGTCTTGAACCTCAACACTCTGTACAATGTAGGAACCATTGTAGAGAGGATCAGATACACCATCAACAATAATAGCACTATCAGTATCCAATCCATCAATACCTTCTTCTAAGGTAACTGTAATAATTGGTGAAGGGACGGAACCACTACCAGATCTAACACTGGTAACACCAACGACACCACTGATGGGTCCAACAATACGATACTCATCGACTTTAGTTTGAATATCTACGTCAGGATCAGGATAATCTGGTTTGATTTCACGACCAGACAGTTGACCATAGAGAAGACCAATCTTCTCATAGTACATATCCAGATCAGTTCTTTCTGTAAAGAATGTCTGGAACTCATCGTCAATACGAGTTGGGTTTACACCATCAGCATACTCAAACGCTGTCAGTTTGTGATGAGAATATGCTGGGTCAACCTTGATCAGAGTGTAATCATTATATACCAAATCATTTGGATCAGCATCCATGATGCTGAAGTTTGCAATATAACAACCACCAGTAATCCTAAAGATTGCTGAAGTTTCAATATCTTTGTTTAGAGGATTTGGAATATACAGAGGACGGATTCTTGTCTTCTTGACATCCTCAGCAATGATTGATGTACCACGGGGAACAATTACACCACCGTAGATACTATTGACTTTGTATAAAATATTAGTTTCGTCATTTATATCATACTTTGTGGTGTTGGTTAGTTCACTAAAATCATTCGATGTTACACCACTTCGAAGTCTAAAATTGTTTGCACCATCAGGAATCCAACCAGGACGGTTATCTATATAATGATCTCCTGCACCAAGGATGATTGTTGTTTTTCCAAATCTATCGTTGGTAAAACCTTTCTGGTATGAGAACCTAGAAGCTTCAATGAGTGCCCTTTGAATAGTTTTAAAGGGTTTGCCCATCGAATTACCAGTATTAGTGGTATCGTCAGTAGCATCCAAGTCCTGAGGATTTACATAAATCGTATTTCCACGAACGTTCTTCAGAAAGTTATCTAAGCGACTGAGAGGCATCTTACTCGCACAACATCTAGTATAACTTATTTAGTATGCATAAAAAGAACCACCCATCAGAGGTGGTTCTTACCACACAGGGTGGCACTTCCTTCACACTTCGATATTTATTCTGGTAATCTAGTCGTTGCCAAATACTCAATGGTATTTGCAATATCATTCATTGCATCTCTGAGTTTTGGTTGACCACCACTCTCTTGGTGGTTGTCTTCAGTCAGAACCCATCTCCATTGTTTAGAGTGGCTAGAGTACCAGATGTTGATATTCATTAGAGTAAGAATAATTGAGTATAATCTTCTTGAACGAAGTCGGCCTTATGGAATGCACAATATTCATTGAAAGTTATCTTCATTTCTTTCTCTGTCAGGTTACAATGTTTGGCTGCTCGAGGCACATTCCACCTTGCCCTAAACAACATCTCCATTGACTTTCTTGTTTCTGGTCTCATACAGATACAGTAGGTTCAGAATAAGCGATGATATCGGAATCCAGAAGACCAATCTCTTCGAACTCACGAATGAACTCTAGAATGTTCAAGAAGTCTGTGTGTCCATCACACTCAATTTCACGAACATCTCCTTCATTAGAGTATAGACGGAATGTTCGAGAAGAAACATCGATGACTATACGAGTCAGATACTCGTCATCAGATCCAGCAAGAAAATCTTCCATGTGTTCCTTTGGTTACCTGTGTATTCTAAGTCATTCGGTGGTCGATGTCAAGCGTTTGTACCAGAAGGATAGGACAAATCTTTCACTGTCCTCCACCTGGCTAACATAGTGAAGGAGTTGGGAGTTGGAGAACACAACAAGTTTTCCAACCTCTGGTTTTATGTCATATTGCTCAAAGAGGGTATGACCTCCCGTAAAATCGTCATTCAAATAAAGCATTGCTGCAAATACATCTGGATTATGAACATTATTGTCATCCACATGTGGTTTCATGAATGTTCCCACTGGCCATCGAACTACACCAACATAATCAAGTTCGATTTCACTATCAAATGACTTACAGAGTGTATTTACTCTGTGAATTACATTGTCCTCTAACGACGGAACTATACTATCTACATTACCACCAAGATATCTGGCACCTTGATTTTTCCATTCCACTGTAGTTAGATATGTGTCTCCACCCCTACTTTTACTACCATAAGGTATTTCTTTCTTATTTGTAAGAGAATAATCTATGAATGTTTTACACTCACTAGAAGTTATAAAGTTCTCTTCAACATACAAAAGTTTCTTCACGATGTTATAGTATTTCTAGGCCCTCTATATTTTGGATCATTGTAGTTTCTTTGAGTATAAGGAACTGTATGATGATTAGGATCTGGATAATCGTCACACTTATCACCTTCATATTCAGTAATCAGTGGATTGATATCCTTTCTTTCCCCATATACATGGTAGAAACAATCAACAGGTTTACCAGCTGGTTCTGATACAATTATCTTTTCATTATCAAACTCAACTACATTCAGATGATAATGTCTGTCTCCGATAGGTTGTAGTTGTACAGTGATACTATCTGCATGAACCAAATCTTTCCAATAGTATGGTAGTTCGATTGTGTTGGAATCTTTCAACCTTCCTCTATAATAAACTCCAACTTCTGGGCCCTCAATACAAGCGTATCTTAGACGATGTCCTTTACCTTTAGTTGGATGCTCCAAGTCAAAAGGTTTAGGTCTAGCATCAGAGTCACTGAATCTGGCAGACAAAGTCATACCATCTGTTCCTTTCTGAAACATTGCCTCACCGGCATCATCTATCCAGACAGTTCCACTGTTGATATCGACTGCTCGTCCAGTAACACTAGTAATTTTCAGAGTGCTTGATGTTCCATCATCGCCCTCGATCATTTGATTACCTTTCACATGAAGTGATCTATCGGGATTAGATTCCTCATCATCATTCTTATCTCTAGCGATCATGACTGTTGCTTCTATCTCGTCAAAAGCATCAGCAGTTCCA